GTGTGCTACCTGAGCAGTCGCTTAATTAATTTTTTAACGTGCTTACTAGGCACGAACAAAACAATCACACAAAAGTGAAGCATCGGAGTTTCCTCCTTTCTTGCACTAATCAGGTTTTCTACGCCTGCGCATGTGTGCTTGATTATTGTACCATGAATTTTATGTGGTATAATATTATCAACAAAACAATCACACCGTGTGCAGTTGGTGCTTTCTAGCCAACAAGCCGGCTGGGCGCTCCTCAAAAAGAGCGCTCTTTTTATTAGCTCACAGTATTATGCTGTGGGCTTTTTGTTTGCTTAAGCTTGGTTAACAGCCGTATTAGCTGATTGAGCAGCATTAGCAGACCCAGAATCAGTTGCAGTAGCAGATGATACAGCTACATAGTCCTTGCCGGTAATTTCCTTGTACTGGTCCTTAGTGATCGTACGGTAGAGCACATAACAATCAATCGGAAACCCCCAAGAATAAATCGTCTTCACGAAGTCAAAATCAGTCATCATAGTTTGTCACTCTCCTTAGTTAGTCGTTGTATCAGTCGTAATCGTAGATTGTGCCTTGAGCTGAGCAACAGTTTGTCCAAGTGCCGACACCATCTGTTTAAGTTGCGCATTGTCTTGCTTAATCCGCGCATTCTCAGCGGTCGTCTGTGCTACCCCCGTTGCCCTAACAAACTGATCGTTTGCTGCTCGGCGGTTGGCTTAGGTGCTGCGGGTTGGTTGAGCGCGTCGATTTCCGCTTGCGTTAACGTTTCGATCCACGTGTTCTGTGCCGTGTCAAACTTAGGCTTATACATACCCCGGCCCTCACTATCGTATGGCACGACTAACGTTTCGTTGGTTTTCAATTCCGAGCCTTTGGGAATAATCGCTACCGCATCAAAATAACCCTTTTCGTCATAATGATAGGCATTTGTTAACTCGTTTACCCATTCGTGACCATTAAAAAACTGTGCCTCATTTGGGGCCACAGTCGTTTGATTATCTTTCAATCCAATATTCGCGTCGATTTGCACTGCCGCTAAAAATGGGTGCATTCGACTTGTAGTATCGAATTCATATACTGTAATTTTGTTACTCATTTCATTTCTCCTATCTAACCGATTAAGCATCAAGATGAATCCACATTAATGAGACATTTCCACCGTCAACGTTACCACAGTCATTGCCATTCCAGGCAATGAAATCAGTACCGCCACCCGCGCTACGTTCTGCAATGTAAGCACTCTGCTGCAAAGATCCACTTACCACATGTGATGGAGCATAATCATTTGCAATTCGAAGGCATGGCGTGTCTTGCGCCAAACGTGGCACCTTAACAAACCCAACTTCTAGTAAGCATAATTTGGCATTGCCGATTTGCGTATAGAAAAGATCGTTAAAATACGATGTCGACCCATTTAACCAAGTACAGCCTGGCGAAACTTTATGCCAGTTTAAATTTTCGAGATTCGTTTTACTAAAGTTGTCGTTGATAATCTTAGTCCAGTTCTCCGTTGGAGTCAGTTGTGTTAAAGCCATTTCATGTCCTTTCTGGACTGGCATTGTTAATCAAAGTGTAGATAAATCAGTGTGGTATCCATGTCGATCTGATCAGAGCTCACATTTGAGCTCCAAAACGTAAAAGCGTTTTGACTCGCATGTCGATTGGTGACATAACTGTTTTCGTTTAAAATAGCCCCAGCCGAATAAGAAGGCGCTAATAATGCTGGCAATTTAAACAAGTCTTGACGTGTCATGCTTGTTTTAGTAGTAACCTGCCAAAGTGATAGGAAAACTAACTTCCCACCGTTGATTGGCAGATACCAACAATCAGAACTACCGGTTGCGCCATTCAGAAACGTAGCTACCGCACCAGCATGGATTGCACCATCAATCGGTAATTTACCTGCTAATTCAAAATTATGATCGATAACGTTTGCCCAGTCCTCACGTTTATTTTTGATTAATTCAAGTGGCATTAGCAAGCACCCCCCATCTTGGCAGTGCCTGCATTGTTGCTAATCAGAGGCGCAACTGCGCCCCCCCCCATGAAAATTTGTTCGTTCATATCAATATCCTTCCCGGACAAGGAATGGCTCACACACACTAATTAGCTGATGATCAACAGGCTAATAAATGAACCAAAGTTTTCAATCTTGAAGTTGTAGCCGTTAGTTGCGGTAATAATACCAGTTTGTGGATCGAATTCTAAGCCACTCGCCGCACTCCCACCGATTGAACTAGCTTGTGCAAAGTAATTACCAATTGGTTTATATACCTCTGCCGCTAGTTTCATAATCTGCAGATGCTGATTAGGGTCCAGCGCTGGCATGTTATTAATCCAGCCGGCAATTTCTAAGATGGTAAACGTTCGGTCACCATCCTTTTTCGTGCAACGTCGCCAGCAAACGTTCTTGATTGAAAATCCATTCATGGCCACAATCCCGGCTGTGGACCAGTCCGTAAAATCGCCAATTTGGCTTAAGCCCGTATTAAGCGCGTTTGTCCAATCTTCCTGTCCATTTTTAATTGTTGCAACAGCCATTACTGGTCACCACCTTTCAAAAAGGCAGTAACTAAGCTAACAGACGGGGTTAAGTTACCCCCCCCCGAAATATTTACAAACGTAATCATATTTATGCCTCCTTTGGCCAGAATGTTACTTGACGCCACTTAGACCAAGCATTGTTCTCATATCCGCGCACAAAAGTGTTCTGGTCAGCGTCCGTGAAAACCTGTAGCAAGTGTGAGGCATTCCCATGAATGCTAAGCATTCCTAACTTGCCATTTGGCAGATTATCAGCGGCAGTCGTCGTCACATAGTAACTCATGCCTGGCGTCGTTAACGTATTTAGATCGTCGCCTGTATTCTGGGCTACCATATATCCTTTTACATAAGTTTGCATCTCAACGGTTGTTGGAATGCCTTTGGTATTAATCAAATCAGTTGCGGTCTCCAATGCTGACTGCGTGGTTTTAAGCTGTGCCGTCAGTGTCGCAATTGAAGAACTTTTGATCATCTGATCAGCTTTGGCCGTTAGGTCATTAATGACATTTTCAAGCCGATTGCTGTAGCTATCATGCAACGTATTTAAGCTGACAGTTTGCTCTAAAATATTCAAGTTAAAGTCTAGCGTGGAAATTCGTTCGTTAGTGTCGGGCTTCGTAATCACAAAGGCACCTTTCATGATCCCCGGGTTCTGGAACATTTCTGCTGCCCAGATCACCGTAAAGAATCCACGTTTAAAATTATCAGACTGCGCAACTTCTTTAGCACAATTAGAAAGCACGAAAGCTTTCCCTTGACTATCGGTTGCTTCAACCTGAAAGCCATAGTCTGTCATATCCTGCGGCCGACCGTCCATTTTCAGTGCCAGTGGCATTGGTGCTTGGCTATCGCCAACCCGCCCTTGAAAATATGGCGTCAGATCGACAATCGAGCTTGTATTCGATTGCGCGTCCCGGACCAAGTCCAAAACGACTCGCGTATTAATCGCTGCCATAATCAGGCTCCTTTCATATCATTTGCATATTGTTCGAGCCGAGCAAACAGCTCAAAAGCTCGTTTAAAATCATCATCTAAAACCGTCTCAACCTCGTTAAAAGCTAATGACTTCGGCATTGCTAAGTAATACGGCGGTGTTAATGGCTGACCGTCTGCGTCCCAATCAATCAGACTTTGAGCGTTGTACAGTGTAACCAAGTCGTTAATGTCAGCAGCCATTTTCTTCATCACTCGAAAAAGCCATTGACGCGCCTGCCGATTGAGGACATCTGTTTGGCATTCCTCAACACGTAGTGTTGGTACTGTTTGCTCATCATTAGCATCAACTTCAATTTCCAGCTGATACAGTTCTGCAATTTTCTGATACACCTTTTTAACGTTGTCGGTTACATAACTAATTAAATCCATTAGCTATCCTCCTTTTGGCCAGAATGTTACCTGACGCCAGGCTTTCCAGCTGTTGACCCAGTGCTGCCGAATCCAAACATCACCAGAGTTAATCTGGTAGATCGTCTGAATAATCATGTCGCCATTGTGGTATGAGTCAACCTTCATCACGAACCAATCACCCATATCAGTACCGGTGGTCGGATGATTAGTGTAGTTAGACAACGAGTTAGGCATGTAGTATTTGCCTGTAGTCGTGTAGCTATTAAGGTCTCCGCTTGATACGGTTGTCGTATCATCGGCATCAGGTATGCTTGGCTTCCCAGCAATGTTAGCCCACGTCAGGTCGGATTTGTTGACCTTGCTGTTCAACGCGGTGGCATTGCTGTTGGCCTTGCTCAGCGCGCTGTCAGCAGTGTTTTGAGCCTCAGCTACATTCTCCACAGTAGCTAAGTCAATCGGCTTGCCGGAAACATTATCCCAGGTCAGATCGGTTTTATTGGCTTTGCCGGCTAAAACAGCTTCATTGCTATTAGCCTTGTTCAAAGCATTATTAGCAACTTCCGCCACTGTGGCCACATCTGCTTTAGTCGCAACGTCAGGCTTCCCGGTGATTGAATCCCAAGTGACCTTACCCAATACCGACTGCACCTTGTCTTTAAGCAGCAGCCACATATTATCACCGTCAGCAATGCTGAACATAAACAGGCCATCAGGCCCCAGCTTCGGAATCTTATCCTTGCCGTTAGGCGAGGCTACTAGCATTACTCCACCGCGTAAAGCAGTCGTGCTGTAATCAAAACCAACAAAGGCTCCTGGCTTGATTGGATAATCACCATTTGGATCAGTTACGCTTGCTGCCGTCAAATTCTTGCACCTCGCTTTCTGTCCATGCATTGCCTACACTTTTTGCAGTGTTGATTTTCCACTGCAGGTTGGCAATCATCTTTGCTTGGTCTTGAGCTTTTCTCTGCCGTGATTCGTATTCCGAAGCGTCGAAAATCTTATTGCCAAATGTAATCGTGTCGCTATTGCCTGACCGTTTATCTAGATAGTGCGTGTAGCTTTGAATCTTGACATTAACATCAAGACCATAACGATCACGTAACCAGCCAGTATTACCGATTTCAATATTATTTTTGATCTGACTATTATCTGCAAACGTTACCCAACTCATTGAATATTGAACATCTGGATAATCATGCAGCGAGCTTTTTAAAGCTGCCTGCAGAGCGTTACTGTCCGTAATTGTGTCACTGGTATAAGCGTCTTGCCAAATAGCACCAATTCCCGACTTGCCAGCTAGCGGACTATAATAGTCCGCCTCGCAGCTATACTGAATAGTTTGATTGCTAGAATCCTGATCTGAAGATTGCTCTAGCTGCTTGCCAAACCCATGAATTGCCGTCGCGAATGATGAGTAATCTTCAGTCCACGAAATATAGTTAGCATTGACTCGATCTACAAATAAGAATGAGTCTTTAATGCCAATCGTTTTAGCAATGTGAATCGTCCGGTTGTCAAACCAATACTCACAACCCCAAGCCTGCGCAACCGCTGATAAGATATCATCACCATGCCCAGCGCCAATCGTATTCTCACCAAAATCATGAGGATTAAAATTCCCGTCGATTTGATACGACAGCGCCGTTCCTTGGATTGCTAAATCCATGCAGCTATTAATTGACTGAACACCGGCCAACGTATTGCGAACATAATTATCATGCAGATCATGGCTAATGTGAGTAGCCGTAATCGTATAGGTGCGGTAATTGAAATTAGGCACTGGATTCGAGAACGTTAAGCGATATTGCTGACCATCTGAAAGCGTAAATAACGCTCGTGGCCCTAAAAGGTTTTCAGCGACCTTATTTTGACCAGCGGCATCAAAAGAAAACGTCAATGTTGGAAAACTGTTAATCGTTTTCGTAACACTGACGTTATAGGCAAGAATCATCGATTCATTGCTATCATAGCCTTGAACTGCAATTTTGATCACTTAATCGCCTCCTTAGTAGTAAAACCTGGTCTCAAACCTAAGACTAAAATCGCTAGCACCATCAACATGCAGCTTGTTTTCACCAGTCACAAAATCCAAATAGCCATGATCACAATCGTTATAGGCCTGCTGACCATTAATCAACGGCATAACACCATCAATGATTACTTTGTCAGAACTAGAAACACCACGCTTAATCTGAATTGATTGTTGCGTGGTGTTATTGGTTATCGTAAATCCATTCGGCGCATTGCCTTGAAAAATAATCTTAGCTGGCCGTCCATCAGCCAGCAGTGGTATCATGCCTAGATTCCAAAATGAAAAATCATTTTGCACAAATTCGTAACTGATTTCATCTTTTGGTAAGCTCAGACCGAATCCCCATTCTTCTACATTCCAATCAAGCGTAGTCGCGACTGACTCAGCATAGCCATCTGCACAGTCAAGATTGATCGCAACATCTGCCGATTGCCAAAAATTGCTTTGCTGAGTTGGCATTACAGCCTCAGCACGAACTTTCCAACGCATAAATGGCGTAATAGCATTGATCACATAAAAATCTTCATCTGAACGAAAAATACGCCTTAATTCCAATAGCTGCAGATTGTAGTCGGCCATGTCTACTGCTGTAATTACAATCGTTAATGGAATAACCAGATACTGACTGGCAAAGGTAGTCATCATTGAACCATATTTGCCAACTTGCTGATAGCTATAAGAATTATTATTCAAAGGTACACTAAAGCTTTTGACCCGAAATCCCAACGCGTCTAAATCATATTCAGTGCCGTCTTGTCGCTGAATGATAATCGTTGCCATTAGTATCCACCTCCTACTGGCATTGCATTCCCAACGGGAATTGCACCACCATTGTTTCGAATAATAATTTCTTGTGCCTTCATCATCTTGTACTTTGGATAAGTCTGGCGTGCTAATTCTGAACTATCAACTTGGAATGTGATAGTAACGTCACCACTTAAATTGACACCATTATTCACACCGTTGTTCAGCATTGGCGCTGGCATTGTTGAAGGCGTTGCGGCTACCAATTGATGCCCGGCCTGCTGCTGACTGACGATCATTCGATTTAACTTCGCCGCAAATCCATTTGGCGACTTAGCAGCTCGTGCCCGAATTGCTTCCAAGATGTAATGATCTGCCGTTTGGCGCGCTGGATTAATCGCCAGTTCGGGTTCACCTTGTACTTCACCGAAAATAGCCGGTCGATCTGCCCAGCCACCATTCATCCAGCCGTGGCCATTGCCGACGTTACCCCAGCCGCCTTCGCCGCCATGTTCCAGACAGTTAATTGCGGCTAAGATTTGGTCATAACCATTTAAAATTTGACCATGACCTTTTACAGCCCATGAGTTAAACGTTGAAGGAATAAACTGAAGTAGGCCTTGTGCTGGATGACCAGCTGCGGAGTTAATGTCGCTAATCTGCTGTGGAATAGTCGGATTACCGCCAGATTCAGTTTGAATTTGACGAAGCAGCTTATTGATTTTGCCTTCAGTAGCTGTTACATGCAGTTCCTTAAAGGCTTTCTCAATATAAGGACGCCAGCGTTCAACACCCGAACCGCTAGGATTAGGCGGTGTTAATGCATCTTCAAGCTTCTGCAGTTCCTTTTTGAACCATTCAACACCAGTCTTTGGCAGATAATCAGCTGCACCATCACCAACTGTTTTCCAAATATCAGTTGCGGTGTTCTTGCCTTTATGGAATAAGTCAGTCAAAACACCCAGCGGGTCTTTCAAGGCGTCTTCAATAGCCTCAAAGGTATTACCAGCCCAGTCCTTAACATTATCCCAAGCCGCCGAAAGCCAGCCCTTTTTACCAGTTGCGTAACGATTTAGGCCAAATAGTTCTGCCGTCCTCTTGGCCGGAATAACCTCATCACCACGATTCAAGAAAACTAGCTGATTCCGTTCTTTAGGTATTTCAACTTGACCATTTGTACGAACGATCGCTTCACGGTAAGTATCTCCGCCTTCATCATTAACTAATGCCAACTCATCACGATCATTAGCCGACGTTCCGTGTACCAGCTTTTTAAGCTTTGGCACCGTATCTTTTTTACCGCCAAAGAAATGAATTACTGAGTTAATTCCGTCGACACCTGTGTTAATAAAACCGATAATCGCATTCCAACCAGACTTGGCCACGCCTTTAATGCCGTCCCAGATTCCCGAAAAAGCCGAAGCTAATCCATTCCAAACATCTGACCATTTCTTACTGATTGCGTCTAGAATGTCACTCATCCAGTCGCGAATACCACTGAAAATCTTTTTACCAGTTTTGCTGATTCCGTTCCAGACATCACCAACAAAACTGCTAATCGCATTCCACGTCGTGCTCCAAACATTCGATATGCTTTTCAGAATTGGCGAAATTACAGACTCAAGAGCTTTCATACCAGCTGATACAACTTTTTTAATCGTGTTCCAGACCGTCGAAATAACCGTACCCCAGAACTCAACTTCACGTTGCCAAAGCTTCGTAATGGCCTTTAGGCCAGTCGAAATAAGCGACTGAATCAGCTTTAACCCCGCTTGAACCGGTTTGGAAATCGGCTTCCAGATTGCACTCGCCACTGTAACTAAGCCATTCCAAGCAGCTTGCCAAACTTTTTTGACTTGTGGCCACAATGAACTAATTGCTGAAGTAATCCCTTTAACAAGTGGTTTCATGATGGTAATTCCAATCCCGACGGGCAATGCTAAAGCATAAACAAACGCCATGATTGCAGCTTTACCTATCTTTTTCAAGATACTACCGATCTTGCTAAACGTTTTCCCAATCGTGCTAACAATCTTTGAAATCTCTTTACCAATGGCTTTCTCCCAGCCTAGTTGACCAGTAAAGAATTTGCCAATACCAATAAAGAAATCTTTTGTAACTGCTAACGCCTTATTAACACCATCACGGAATATTTTTGAGTGCTTATAGGCAGTTGCAAACGCAACACCTAACGCTACAACTGCCGTTACTACAATCCCTACCGGATTTGTTGCAAAAGCAAATTTAAGCAGTGCCAGTGCTCCTTGCAAACTCTTAATGCTAGTGATGATGTTCTTAATTGCTGTTAAGCCCGCAAGGGCCTTTTTAAAAGCATTAACAACAGTTATTGCGCCTTTAGCAGCCATTAACCCTGTAACGACTGAAGTGATTGCAAGTCCAAGTGCCTTCAACGCCTTTTGATGGCTTGCGATTCCCTTCAACGCATTGTTAAGCTGCTTAGCAAAACCTGAACTGTTTTTTAGCCCTTTGAGAGCATTTATAACATCTTGAATAGGGGCAACCATGCCTTCAAAGACTGTTTTGGCAATCTCTCCTAATGTCTCAAATGCTGGTATAAATGGCTTTAACCATTTTCCTAAGCTTTCAAAGGCTTGTTCCCCGTTCTTCCCAAAAGAACTAAAGTGTGACGAAAGCTTATTAATATTTTCACCAATACTTGAACCCGTTAATGTTTTAACCATATCGTCAAAACCGCGGATAACTGCTTCTAAGGCAATTTTAGTACGGTTTTTTAAGTTTTCCATTGCGGTGCCGATACCATTAGTGGCATTCAATGCTGTCTTATGGAATCCATCAGCACCGCCATCTAACTCAATGAAACGTTGATTCAATTGTTTCATTGAGATTTCGCCAGAATCAAGTTTGTTATACAGCTCTTGAGTCGAGCCACTCGCAATCCCGAAAGATTTTGCAACTTTTTGCAGAGATGCCGGCATAGTTTCTTCGATCGACCGCCAGCCCATCATATCAACCTTGCCGTTAGCCAACATTTGCTTATATTGTTCTAGTCCACGAGAAGCATCAGCTGTCGACGCATTGGAAGCCAAGAATGCATCGTTTAACGCCAGAGTAGCTTTAGCTGCTTCTTTTGCATTATCTGATAATGGCATAAAGACTTGAGTAGTCTGCGCTACTTGATCAAGCGAAGTTGGCAAACCTTGAATCCCATTCGACAAAGTCTTAATTGCTGCGTTTGAGTCTTTAGCGCTAGCTCCCATTGACTGCATGACTTTAGGAAAGTTATTCAGTGTATCATAACGACTAATCGCACCTGAAAGCTGTTCAGATACAGTCGCCGATGCTTTAGCAGCTATCTGATAAATGCCTAACCCTGTCACAATATTTTTAACGCTCGATAGCATGCTTTTAGAGCTGCTATTCACGTTATATTGCGCCCGACCAAGCAATCCAATATGTTGTTCAGCGCTTGAAGTATCTGCTTCGAATTTAGTTGTATGTTCCGTCGGAACATCTTCAATCCCTTTTTTAATTCGCTTAATCGGCTCAGAAGCATTATCGTTCAGTTTTACATCTGACCGCTTTTCCTTAGGAATTTGGCTTAAGGCATGCTGAAAATCAACAATTCCCTTATCTTGAAAATCAGTTAACAGTTTGACTCGTTCTTCTTTAGGCAGAAGCTTCAGAAACTTGTCAAATTCTTCAATGCCCGCCTTATTGCCAATCGCCCGTAATTCAGTACGCGCTTCCTTTGGCAAATGGCGAACATCTTCAGAAATTTCCTTAATCTTTGCTTTGGCAGTTTCAGCATCAACACCAAATTTAATTTTATGATCGGCCTTACCAATCCCATTAAGAATGTCTTTTATCTTTTCTGAATCGCTCTGCACATTATCAGTCGCAAGATCAACTTCGATCGTAACTTTGCCGTCCGCTGCCATAACCTACCTCCTTTCTATTCGGCAAATAAAGCGTCAAGCATGGCATCAGTCCGTTGCGTTTGTGCATCTACGGAAGCACCATCTGTCAGCCGGTAATACTGCTGCTGTTCCATTAACTGAGCCAGCTCTTCGCCTTCAAGTTCGTCTGCTTTTCGTTGTCGAATGCTGACAATCTGACGAAACTGCGTTTCGGGACCCAAACCGTCAAGCAGTGCCTTAAATTTATCCCAATGAAGTTTGCCTTGTTCTTCAACTAAATCAATTCCGTATTGCTCCATAAACGAGGCGTAGATCGCCGGAGCGTCTTGCGTAAAGCTGAAATATCTAATCGGTACTTGATTACTGTCACTATTCTTGACGTCGTTCCCATACGGACTAGCGCTAACATACTCGCCAAGCAGCTTAACAACGTTCATCAAGAACTCTGGATCTTCTGGAATTGATTCATCAAAGAAAATGTGAAATGCTGCAATAATTTTTTCGGCTTCATCAAAATCAGCATCATCAAGCAGCTGATAGAACCTCAACACATTATCAAAAGTCAAATCAATTGGATATTCCCGGCCTTTGTAAGCAATTGACTGTGTCAATTCCTCTGTTAGTGAAAGCATTTAACATCACTTCTTCTTACGGCGCTGATAACGATTCAGCTTTTGATTCTCACGTTGCTTCTGCAGCTTTTCAGCTTCACCATTTACTTCGCTAAGAACATTTGCTAACTGCGTCGTTGAATTACCTACCCGCTTATAGAGTTCTTTACCTAACCCAGGTTCGTTGAACATTTCATCAAAGACATTTTCTAAAATGAAACGAACATCATTAAACGCAGTTTCCAGCTTTTGCTTAGCCTCTTCACGCGGCATCTTTGCCAAGTCTGCATTAAAAAGCTTCTCTGCTTCTGCAATTCGTTGCTGAGAGTCCACTAAGATATTAGTCAGATGCTTAGAAAGGACATCATCAAGTCTTGCAGAAACCGTCTTAAAGCCAAAATCAACTTCCAGCGTTGGTGCTTTATATTTATTAAGATCAAGAACTAATGCCATGTTATTTTCCTCCAAAACTTAACCGCCCCAACTGATACTGTGTATTTCGCAGGCGATTTAATACGTATTAATTAATGATTTTCACCAGTGGGTACAGATGATGCTGGCGTCGTCACACCAGTTGTGGCGTTGCCAGTCGATGCGGTTGCATTAAGCGTAATACCGTCAATCTTTGGTGAAATTGTATCGTTTTCATCAGCTACCGTTACCGGAATCGGCGTTCTAAGCTTATACAGTTTGCCTTGAATATTAACCGTGAATGTTAATGTTGCTCCAGCATTTGAGTTACCGCCATTGGGTACCAAAGCAGAAATTGCAGCAACCCCAATCATCTGATTACCATCAGGGTCAACAATCAAGAACCGAGTCTCTAGATCCGTCCCTAGCTTGTTTTGCAAGCCAATTACATATTCTTGGGCTGGATCGTTAGCCATCTTGACCCCAGTAAAGGCAAATGAAAAACGTTTACCAACAACGTCTGTCGAGCCAAAGCCCTCATCATCAAGATACGTGTTGTTGATCGTTGTTTCATTACCAGAAAAGGTTGTCCCGGTAAAGCCTGCCCCCAAGCGGGCAAATTTAGCATTCGTCAGATCAGTTAAATCAGTACCGCCAGCCGTATCAATAAAATATTTGTACCGACTAGCAAGCACAATTCCGCTAGTTTTTACTGCCATTGCAATACTTCCTTTCTAAATTTAATTAAATGTTTCTACTTGAACCGTAAAGTCCAAGATATAATTAAGCGCATTGTTTAAATCAGCACCTGTCAGCGTTGGAAATGACGCTACTTGCGCTTGATCGAACACAAAAGAGCCATTAGCGCTTTCTAAATAAAAGTCCTCATTACCAATCAGATTAGCAATCTGCCAAAGCGTATTATTAATTAACGCTTCATCAGTGCCGCGCATAACGACTTCATAAATAAATTCCACAACTTTGTTGCCTACCAAATCTTCAGAAATCACTTGCGAATTAGGCAGAACCAACAAACCGATTTCTGGATCTTCTTTTCCTGTCAAGGCTGCGGAATATACGGTTACTGGCAGATCAAGCGAATTAATTTTTTCAACTAAGCGTTCTGTTAAATCCATCTCAGCCCTCCATCAGACTCTTTTTAGCGATATTAGCCCACTTGCGAGAGTACAAAGCCTTAGCTCTTAAATCCCAGCGCTTAGAAGCTTGCGGGTGTGGCGTACGAGTGTAGTTGCGGACCGGCGAACCATTAACAATCCCATAGAATTGTGCTCGAGCATACGGCGTTGTATACGTAATTTCAGAACCGTTCGCATTAATATGTGCAGATTGACTTAATTTGCCATTTTTAAACGGTACGAATTGGTCCATGTCTGACATCATCTGATTAGCCATGACATAACGCGCCTTATCAAGCTTTGCTTGTGAAAAACGCTTATCTAAATTTAATTTGACGTTAACTTTAACCATTAGAGCACCTCCAATTCGTAGGAATATACTTCGTTGCTGAATGGTTCGCGATTGTCAACGATCTTTGTAATCGTATAGTCGCGTCCCTCAAACAATAAATGCCAGCCTACACAATCAGGTGTTAGCTCTGGCAGCGGCTCAGTAACTTTCGCAAATAAAAAAACGACCGCGTTAGCCGTGATCGTTCGATCGTTAGTAGAACCGATATAAATCGTTTGTGGCTGAACCAAGGCATGGTTGATAACCTGTTGTGTCGTAGTTTGGCGACGATAAGTATCTCGCTTACCGTTCGGAATTAGAAGCGTAATCGTATGACCACACATTTGTTTAGGAATACGGGGCAACATGGCCCTCACTTCCTCTCCCGCGATATAGCAAACCTACATGTGCCAGCAAAGAATAAGCTTCATAGCATACCCCACCGACCAACTTGTCGCTAACGTGTGTTTGGGGCGTCATTGACAATCTGCCAATCGAAATCGCCTTAAAGTCATCACCATTAGCATATGATGAATCGTTCCCAGTTGCCGAAATGTAATCGACTTGCTCGCAGATTGCAGCTTTATAAGCATCTACCCGTCTTGCCGATTTATCTTCAGTAATTTCATGATCATCATAGTAATAACCCGTTAGGGCTGAAATGGCACGCTGTGCTTGACGTTCCAACTTAGCAAAATCCTCAGTGGTCACATCAGAATAACCAAGATCCTGATATTCGGCATAAGTCAATTGCGGTTGCATGTGATCACCTCTAAACCAAATTAAGCAAATCAGCCTTAGCTATATTAGCTGTATAGCTAATATGATGTGCATCTAGGTAGGCCTTGATCTGATCAACCGTTTGCGCATTGGTTGGTTTTACACTCCCATTCGGGTCAAACTCCCCACTAGATTGTGGGGTTAAGCTTTTGGGGAAGCTGCTACATAAATTGACTTCTTAGCGTTGTCAAAGACTAGAATGTCGTAATAAGACAAACCTTTAATCGTCGTCCGGTAACCAGAACGATCAGTTGAAGCGTCCAGCACGTCGACCGTGTCATACTTAACGATCGGTGCTACTGCATAGAGTGGCACCGCCATAAAGTTGACATTATCAGCAATCGTTAAGCCTTGCAGACGCGCCTTGGGAACTGTCAAGATTGGTACCCCACCGTCTAATTGACCAACACGGCGATCAATACCATTAATCTGTTGCGTGTTCGTCGAGAAGTTTTTGCTGACACCGTCAGCATTCTTCAAAGCTCGGTAGAAATTAGACGACGCAAAGATTACATAACCACCAGGAATTTCATTGTCAGTCATGTATTGTTCCAGATCATCATAAGCTGCCAATGCATTCTTGCTGTCGATAGCATCAGTAACCAGCTTCCCGCTATTTTTAGCCGTGTCATACAGCTTCTGTGCGGCAAACTTGTCTCGGTGCGGCACCGTAATCAAGCGCTGGTGTTCGCGAACAACGTTCGCTACTTGGTAAGCCCCATTTTCGTCCATATCAAGACGATCCAGGTCATAACCAATCCAGTCTTCTTGCGTCAATTCAAACGATTCTTTTTCAACGTTAACATTGTGCCGTGTATTGTCGCCATTACGGTGATAAGCTTCCGCTTCTACAAAGCCCGACATCTTGTTAACACGTACCGTATGAACACCAGTAAAATCTGCCGCCGTAATTGATTTAGCGCCACCAGTCAATGGCTGCCAAATCTTAGAATCAACCGCGAATTCTTCATCAATCGTGTTCAGATCTTTTTGGTCCATTGCAATTGTCATTAATTATTCCCTCTTTCTTTATTCTGCCTTTGCAAAACGTTCAGCAATTCGAGAAGCGACATCATCTTTAACCCGAGGAGTGTCGTCATTACCAAATTTACCGCCAATATTAATTCGACCTTGTTGCCCCGTTTGCTCAAACAAATAGCCATCAGACTGTTTCAGAGCATCAAGCTGATCAGTTAAGCCTTCAAGTGTACCATCTTTACCAACACTGACTTTTTCAGTATCAAGTAAAGAAATGACAGCTTTAACGTTCTTAGCTTTCGCGTCACGCAAGGCACTTTCGATCTTAAAGCCTTTTTCTTTAGCCGCAAGATCACTTTTATACTTAGCTTCAGCTGCCTTATTGTCATCTTGAAGCTGCTTAATGGTAGCCTTTAGATCATCATTTTCACCCGCATTCTTGCGCAAATCATCTAATTGACCATCACGGTCAACCACTTGTTGTTTCAAGCTATCGCGCTCACTAGTCAAACTATTAATCTGTTCTTTAAGCGGGTTAAGTTCCTTACCATAGGCCATCATTACCGACTCGATCTGATCATCAGTTAAGCCCATTGTCTTTAAGTCTTCACGCTTCATTGCGATCTCTCCTTCACATTAGTTGTTAACGCGGATACGAGCCGCGAGAATTGATTGCATAATAAAAGAGCAGTTTAACGACATACTCAGGTCGTAGCATTAAATTCTTTATATATCACTTACCTTTTCACGAGTATAATCACGTACCAAAATCGGTATTTCCTTGCCTGCATTAGTCTCTTTAATGAATTCACGTAGTTTGGCCTGACGAGCCCGTATTAACGTTTTAGTTTGATCAATCATTTTCTTGTCGTCAAGCTTCTCCGCAGCTTTTAAACGCCGTTTGGCGTCCCTAATGGCTCGTTCTCTTGCTCGCTGTTGTTGTACCAGTTTTCCATTTTTAATCGCTTCTTTCGGATCATACTGCGGCTGATGATTTTCGTTCACGCCAGGCACATATGGAAAGAGAATATGCCGACAGTTGATGCCTTGGGTTCCTGATGGCTTGCCATAATCATGATTGTAGATTGAATCATAGCGCGGATTAAAATCAGAACTTTCTGGCGGTACCAAGTTCACCACGTGTCCTTGAATGTACGCGCATGCTGGTCTACTGTTTGGATGACTGCTCATCAGTGCTAGATGCATGTCAAAATCTTTCATACGTTGCAGACGGACCGCATTATAAGTTCGGTTTACTGTTGTATTAATTACAGTCCTAACATAGCCATCAAGACTCCAGGTATGCCCCGCTTTATCAATCAACCTAGTTGGTAAACCACGATCAACCACACGATAAATTGCTGAATTAACTGCATCTTCATGAGTTAATAATCCTGAAATCGTAGCAGCAGTCGATTCAGTCAGAATACGCCGATAAGTTTGCGTAATCGCTGAATTACCATAGTTACGTGTAATCAGTGTTTCGTTAACATTATTCTGCAAATCAGTCCATGTTTGGTCAACAATTCCTTTGATCAGCAATTTGGTTTCTTCACTGGGCGGAATTGGCGAATTGACAGCATGCTGCAACTCACCATCAATCTCTTTTTTAATCTGCAGGCCATGAAATTTTATCAAATCCTCAATCGCCGCTTGAGATAAGCCATCAGTTTTGGCCATTAGTTTGGTCGCCCGCTGATTCAAGCGACCTATTTTCTGCAATTGTTCTGCTTGCCACAACACTACATCTTCTTTATCAACGTGCTTATAATCACCCTCTTTGAGGGTGTTAATAATAACTTCAAAGATCTGTTCCTGTAGCGTTGAATAAGCGTTAATTATCTTTTGGCCACTCTGCTCAAATCGTTCTCGTGCTCCCATAATTATTCAGCCTCAACATCAGTATCACCGTCTACATCAGTCTTACTTTCATAAGTATTCGAATTAAACGAAGGCTGCTCATTCAATACTTCAGCTACCCACTGATCAGCTTCCTGCTCGCTTAAACCAAAGTTACGAATTAAATATTCTTTCTTCGGCATAACACCAGCAGAGACAAGCGCCAATTCATCAGTACGCTGCTTATCCTTATCAACAAAAACACCATCATCAAAATGGACGGACAACTTTAGATCGTCATCAGCATTAAATTTAATACGAGTTTGACCATCGCTAAAGAATTCCGGTGTACTTGCAACTTCTAAGATTGCAGTTACCAACTGATTCAAAAAGAGTTCAACCTGAGTTAGATAACTTGACCGGGTTTGATAAGTCGTACTGTTCTCGCTGACAACTTCAGTCGCCGTCTTAACGCCTTGCCCGTCAAATGAGAATGTACCAGCACTAAACCCTGTTTGTTCTTCAAATTCACGCAAGAAGTAATCAATTGCTGATTTATACTGATCTGAACGAATATCACTCGTTAGATCTGTAATTTTCAGATCGTCAGTTCCATAGAATTGCTCGTAAACGTCCATATCAGAATCAAACACTCGCGGGTGTGCCTCATCAGGCTCGTTATTACCATATGGCGCCCCTGGACGCAGCATTTCAGCAGGTACTGCAATTCGTCGCTTGCCCATTTTAACCTCATGTACAAACGCGTCATGAGTGTAATTAATTGCGTCAATTACGTTACGAGAATTATCAACAACACCAATTCCTAATGGACTATCCAAATCACGGTTATTAGCTCCTGGAGTTTTGAAGTAAGCAAACAGCGGCTTTTTAATAACGCTATTAAATTCAACCCGCTCTTCCATTTCTGGATAGAGCGTGGCCAAAGGCACTTGATCACCAATTACTTGTCTCTGTGTTGAACGGTATAGTTCGTTAGTAACGATATATTCATCTGGTCCGTTCCACTGATGAAACTCTAGTAGCGTATAGTAAATAGTCTGCTTATTCTCAATTCGTGTTGATCGAGAAGCAAAGGCACATTCACTAATGTTGTCTGTATTGGTTCGTAGCGGATAGAATTGATCAGCGTTTGCCCAAGCGATTCTAATATTGTTCTGATCATCTACATATGGCCGAGCTGCTAAGCCACCTAAAGCAATTCCAGTTTCTAAATGCTGTTCAAATTGCAAATTAAAGTGATTGTCGTCGATTATTTGCTTAATGAATTTATCAAGCTCTGGATTCTCTAAAGAGATCTCACACTGCTCATTGAAAATAATTGAGGCCAAACGCTTTGAAGCTAATTTAGTAACGTTCAACGTACTTAATGGCCGTTGCCGTCGTTCGCCATAAGAATTTCGAAACCAGATATTCGGCAGATCATCACGATAGTATGACTTTGCTAACTGAATTCGATCATACTCACTCTGACCAATAGCCACCCGATCGTCATCAGTGATCTTAACTAAACTTTTTACCATACCGAGCTTAGCACCTCCTTTACGAAAAAGATTTTGTAATCGCGTTAAGAAGCTCATAACCTCACCTCCTACCACTTCAACCCTAACAACCGTTCATTATCCCGGACAAAATACTGCAACATATCGCAACAATGATCATCAACCTTGACGACTTTAGGATCATCGCTTTGCAATGTATTCTCGTCCCACTGATACTTCTGATGCTCAGCAATGAAGATCTCGTTCTCTGGCCGTTTCAGATAATAAAAACGACCTTGTGCTAGTAAATCCTGCACCCGGTCGATCATATCCACTTTTTTTAGTTTTTTTACCTTATGCCAATGAATACCAAAGTCATTGTAGTATTGGTTATCTAAGGCCCCTTCGGCCGAATCAATCGTCATGTTAGTCGGCTTTTTACCAATCCATTTTCCGACTTTATCAACAAACTGTTTTAAGTCTCGTGCTAATTCACTTGGCGGCTTCTTATGAGTTTTACCTTGTGGACTATAGTAATACGTGTCCAAAAGGATAACATTATGCTTCTTAGTCCAGCCATAAGCGCCGCAAGTAGTTGCCGAAACTTCGTGGCCAGTATCGACTGAATAGAAAACGTTAGTGATGTAGTCGTCGTCAGGCAACTTATCAAGCGGCTTGAACAAGTCCATGTTGTAAACGTTGGTTCCAAGTCCTACAACTTCGCCAAGATACATCCAGCGATAATAGTCATTGTCATTGCCCTTGACGGTATTAATTTCATCTAGATAATCCTGCGAAAGGATATTTGGCAACGTCACGTCTAGATAAGTCGAATGATCAACATACCAGCCAGGCAATTGTTCTCGCTGAGTTACCCACTCATTAATCCAATCATAAGGATTCTTAGGCGGATTATACGAATAGTATGTCACTACGTGACAACCAGGCGGCAATGGCTTTCGTGTAAATGAAGCACGGACCATATCGACTTCTTTCCATGAATCGAACTCAGCTAATTCTTCAAACCACAGCCAACGAACATACCCCTTAGCAATAATCATGGATTTCAACTTCTGTGGATCATCAACGCCGCTAAAGTAAAACGCTGTTCCGTTACGCTTATCGACGATACGATATGGCGACTTCTTAAATTCAAACAAGCGATCAACATGCAACATATAAATTGCCCATTTAATCTGCTCATAAACCGATAATTCTAACGTATTAGCAACTTTGCGCATAACCAATACATTAGCTTGACTATCTTGTAAAAAATCCATAACCAATTGAATGCTGATCACTGATGACTTAGTCGAACCACGTCCGCCTTTTAAAACCTTATTAAGCGCAGGACTATACAACACTTCATCAAAATGAGGACAGATCATTGAATCAATATTCACGTTAAGTTGCTTCTCCATGATCTTCTTCCTCCTTACGCTTAGTCCGAATGAAGTTAATCGTTACCCCATCATCATTATCACCATTCTTTAATGCATTGACTTTTAATTCAGCCATATCAGCTTCAGCATTTGCTTTTCGTATCTTAGCCTTATCAAGTTCAGGCGTACTATTATCAGACAAGACACCAGACATTTTTAAGACTGCAGTAGCTGCTTGAAATCTAACCATTTCCGACTTTGCATCAAGCAAATCAATTAACGTTCGCAAAGCTAGGCTTTTATATTTACCTTTGATCGCCTTAACAGCATAAGCATTAAAGGCTGGTTCATACCATGGCTTCTTCCGCCAATGTGACACTGTAGTTTCATTTTTCAAACCGATCAATGGAGCAATTTCTTTATTGCTATGATTTCCTTCAAAGTCAAGCGTAATAAGGGTTTGCTGGTTCTTATTCAAGCTTGCAAAAGGGTCATTTATTGTTCGATCTTGCTTCTTAGTCATGGCATATCACCACACCGCCTTTCCAATTATTTTTCAGCAAAATAAAAAGCCCAGCTTAAGCTGCGCTTCAAGTGCAAACATATTTGAAGTAAGTGCCTGAAACAACTTATGAGCACTTTGCCGACCACTGGCAACCCATCCTACAGGGCTCGAACCTGTAGCATTTCGGTTAACAGCCGAACGCTCTACCCGTTGAGCTAAGGATGCATAGCCCGTTGGCATTGATAAGGAAAGCACCAAGCCAACAGGATAATGCAAAATTATACAGTTTGTAAAATTTATGCCATCTCTGGCAAAGAAAGGTAAGGGACTCGCACCCTTTTTTGCATGCTGTGGTGGTTGTCGGCCCATAAGTACAGCAAGCCCACCTGGGACCTTTCTCTCGCTGTGTGGCGAGTATGCACCGTGCAGGGGTCGAACCTGCAAAACTGCTACGATCAAAACTTAATATAACTTTTGAGGTGTTTTCTAACTTGAATCAATCAAGTTATCTTGATAAATAGGCATTCGGCAGTTATCCCGATCGGCGCATCAGTGAGTTTTATATCACGATACTATTATTACACGAAACTGCTCCTAGTTACATCCTAATTTTATCCTAAAAATCGCCTAGTTTGATTTTAACTTCTGCTAAAAAAATAAAGAGGCATGGTTTCCCAGCCTCTTTATAACACTGTGCATTAGATCTGAACTAACCTACTAGTCGCAGTATACAGCTACAAAAAATATTATCCAATTGACATTCTATTGGAAACCTAACCTACTAAATTCAATTCACGAAATAGGCATGTGGAAGTTTTTTCTATGATAAACGTACCTCGCCGTGCCCTAGCGGACTTTGTCATAGATAATAAATGAACGGTCAAAACGTTATACAGTATGACTAGCAGTCATTCACTATGCAAAGTGTTAGTACCTTCTGGTACGCTTTTAATATACTTGCTTTTGTGCTGATTTGCAAACACATATCGAAATGATTTTATAAATAAAATTGTAACTGAGGAAACAATCTTTGATCCGTTCTACACAAGATAGTAGCCGCTTCCATGCATTCTGCAAATTGGCAACAAGCACGTTGATCAAGCCTATGCCAAGTAGCATTGCCTGCAATCCGAAGAATGTCTCTAACGATCTTAACTGGTCTTTGCTCAATGTAGCGTTTCATTAAAATTTCACGACTCACACGATCACAGCCGTGGATTGCATATTCAACCGCTTGGATAGCTCTTGAGCATTCTGTATGTTTAATAAATCGCCATTCAACCGTATTGTTTGTTCCGCTTGCTAAACCACCTAACGTATTCAATGATGGGGATTTCAATTCTCCCCAAGCTCCAGACATCCTTTTCAGCTCTTGATAATTATAACCATCGTAGCATTCTCGATCGCTAAAAAATGATTTGACTGCCTGTACTGTTGCTTCTCGGTCAATAGGGTGAAACTCGTTATTATCTATTACTTGCTGCTGTACCACAATGCCACGCTCCTCTGTTATAATTTATAAGGTTAATTTAATTCATTTGATGATCGTGCCATCGTGGTGCGACTTTTTATTTAAAATTTGCTGGTAATCTACATACCATTGTCTTCGTCAAACCATACCTTCCGTTTAGCTTTGTAACGTCCTTTAATAAAATAAGGATAGTGCCGTTGCTTGATATAATACGTTAGGTCAGATGATCGCTGAAAGCCAAGTTTGATTGACGCTTGATACTGGTCACGGTAGACCTGATAACTACAATTAATACGGTCATATACAACGATTTGTTTGAAGTCGTGTTGTTTTTTCGCGTACGTCTCCCGTAGACGAGGATTTGTATCGGTAATATACTTAACGTCCGAAAAATCCATGTTTAGATACTTAGCTGCTTCTGATGTTGTCATATAACGATTGTAACAATCCAAAACTCGATGCATTACAGTATAATTCTGTTTCTTGCGTTGATCGCCTATCTTAATTTGAGCAAGAAATTGATTACGGACACGCATATCCGGGTCATCCACCGGAATCCAACGCTCAAGCTGATAGTCTTTCCCATAGCGGACTTTAAATGCTTCAGGGTAGCGTTTTTCAAGGCTGTTGATTGCCTGTAACAATCTTGGTGTAATATAGCTTGTCATTTTCTTTCACCTTTTTCTCGTTACGTTTACAATGGAATATCACAGCATACGTCATACCTTATTATCATGATACACCTCCCATATATAATAAATAAGCGCAGTCAGCACTGTTATGATGACTACCGCTGAGCCATAACCGACCAGATTAAATCCGGTTGGGATACTAATAAAAAATGCCCACAATATACCGCCAAAAAACAGTGCACTGCCAATAATTGATCCTACAATGATAATAACTTCTAACACATTCATAGAATTACTCCTTGATAGATTTAAAACGATTTAATCATTACTTAATGGATACCTACACATTAGGTAATTTGATACAGTTGGGTGCCTTTATTGACGTCTTGCGAATACATAATGCCATCGCCCTCGCTGTCCTCAAAATTCGTGACATAATCAACACTGTAAAGCTTGTCAAATTGCTTAAGGCCAGTTTGTCATACCGATATTTCAGCTCGCTGTACTCTTCCTTGACTTTTTCGATAACTTGAAAATCAATATCCATACGTTCTACGCCCCCATGTCATGCATCAGACTTGCGTCTACATCGTCGTTGCTATCCCAATGCCCGGAACTTTTCATGATCCTTACGATTGCCGGATCAATACGCAACATACCATCACCGCCACAGAACGGGCACTTGCGCTCGATTGCGTCCAGGTATCCAGTACCATCACACCAAGCGCAACTCTGCTCAGTGTCTAGCAGCATTTTGTCTTTCGTTACTTTCAGCACTTCGTTTCCTCCTATAGCATTTTTGATCGTACGTCCGTCAAGCCATTGAAGTTCAAGGTATGTTCCCCGTTAGTAGGAATCAGCCGGCTAATCAGTTTAACGTTGTACATTGCCCGCAATTCCTCAACGGTATTGTTGGTCGTGATAATCGTGTATTTCTTGCCAAACCGCGCATTAT